TGGATTTTCTTAATAAACCAGGGTAGGTCAAAAACTTTCGCACTAATAGAGGCCACTAATGGTCCGAATGCACATTTAGCGTAATCGCTACGAGAGTAGATGCCACGACAAAATTTCCACTCATCATAGGTCTCGTCCTTAATAAAGCACTTGACTTTTTGTAGCTGCTTCTTTGTGGGGTTACCCCCACAAGATTCCCAAAGCTTAGCTAATTCTGCTTTACGCCCCTGGGTATAGGGGGCGTCTCTCAACCAATCTTCAAAGGATAAAAGATCGGGAGTCTCTAGAGGTTTCAACCCTGATTCCTTCCGGAGCCATAGCACGATGTACCGTTTAAATTCGCGCAAAAGCTTTCCCAATGGAGTGGGAGTTGAAATGGCGGCCCGCTTCGCTACCCCAGCAATAGCGGACGCCGTATGGCCTGGGTCTGGCCGAGGGGGTGTAGCTCCTTGGTACCAACAGGGCAGTCGACGACTGATAGCCTTATACACATCCAAAAATGGGCGAACCCGCAAAACTTTGAATGATGTTTTAACAGCTTTTTCCAATCGTAAAGGGATCTGACTTGCTCTGTATCCATAGAGGTACACGTCCGGACCCAGGCTCTCTAAAAAGATTCTATTGGTGTGCGCATATCGCGAATTACCATAGACACAGCCAAACTGACCGTATCAACAAGGCAATTCACGTTATGCTTCTTCAAATCAGCATAGGAATTTGAGAAAGAGTCTTCAGAGTATTGACGGACGATGCGCATCACACTCTCAGCTGGGGTAAGCCGAGGTGGAAGGATCACTCGACGATTCATGAGTTCAACGAACATATGCCTGCTAACAGATTGAATCTGAAAAACAAACTTCATGAATTCGAGTTCACGCTCAAGTCCCAAACGAGAAAACCAATGGGACCGATTAGCATCTTCCGTAGACAACAAAGGACTACAGCACGTTTTTAACCAATATTTAAAGCGTTTCCACTTAGACAATTTAACCAATCTATCAAACATGATGTCATCATAATGATCTTCTGTGAGCAGCATGTCGTTCAAACGGAAAGCAACTTTCATGCTTCGAAGATCCTTAGAGATACATTTCATTCTGATTAACGGTTGGTAAAAGTCAACTATCGTGTCGTAAAGGGGGTCAAGTTTGTCACGGACCATACGAGTATCTTGATATCTTGCGGAACCAAGCTTGTAATACACAAGCCAGACATCATGAATATTCTCATACTCGCCGTAACCACAACGACACTGACAGCAGG